GAATGATGATGAATAATGTTGTTTTAGTTGGAAGATTAACCAAGGACCCTGAACTTAGATATATACCAGGGTCAGGAACACCAGTAGCCACATTTACATTGGCTATTAATAGAGATTATAAAAATAAGGATGGCTCTACACCTGTAGACTTCATACCGGTAGAGATTATGGGCAAGCCCGCAGAGTTTGTCGCTAACTACATTACCAAAGGCAGGCTAGTAGGTGTTCAGGGGTCTATCAGGGTTGATAGATACGAAACACCGGATGGAGAAAAAAGGACATTCACAAAGGTAGCAGGTAGAAATATACAGGCATTAGAAAGCAAATCAAAGGCTGAACAGGGCGAACAAACACCGCAGGAGGCACCGGCCGAGTTTAGTGCGGTAGATGATGATGACGTTCCATTCTAAGAGGTGAAGTAATGCAACACAAGAGAAGAACAAAAATAGAAATATACAATGATAATTTTCAAAACTATAAAAAGTATGGAATACCAAAGGCCCAATTAGTAATAGCCGATATCCCTTATAACCTTGGTAAAAATGCATATGCAAGCAACCCTTTATGGTATAACGGAGGGGATAATAAAAAGGGGGAGAGTAAAAAAGCTAATTCAACGTTCTTTAACACAGATGGATATTTCAAGATTGCAGAGTATATGCACTTTTGTAGTAGGTTGTTAATTAAAGAGCCTAAAGAAAAAGGGAAGGCACCGGCTATGATAGTATTTTGTGCATTTGAACAGATACCAACAGTAGTAGAGTTCGGAAGAAAACATGGATTTAAAAACTGGTACCCTATTCACTTTATAAAAAACTATTCTGCACAAGTGCTAAAAGCTAATATGAAAATTGTAGGGGCCACAGAGCATGCGGTTGTACTATATAGGGATAAATTACCTAAATTCAATAATGGCAAGAAAGAAACTGGCAAAGGTAAAATGGTCTTTAACTATTTTGAATGGAATAGAGATAACAAAAATATCTACCCTAAAATACACCCAACGCAGAAACCTGTAAATGTGTTAAAACAGCTAATAGAAATATTTACAGATGAGGGAGATGTAGTTATAGATCCGGTGTGTGGAAGTGGTGCAACACTAAGGGCATGTTTAGAGTTAAATAGAAGTTGTTATGGTTTTGAAATAGATAAAACATTTTATAAAAGGGCTAAGGATGAAATGTTAAATGTAAAAATAGAAGAACAGCTAAAAATGAATATATAAAAAGTTGTTATAACAAAGGGGGCAATAATGACGTGAATTTATTTGATAAGAAAGCAACTGGGGCCAATGTACGGAAGGTTAGAGAGAAAATAGAGACTTTAGAAAGTGAGAGGTAGATAATATGAGTTATTTAGATTATAGAAAATTACCTAAGAAGATATACTACGTTGCAATAGTCATAGTTGTTTTATGCAGCATATTCTTAGTTGGAGTTCACACTGGGAAGATAGTCCAGAAAGAACAAGATAGGCTATATGTGGGCAGGGTTATCGCTAAAGAATATGCTCCGGAAGAAATAAAAGGTGGCGAGATATACGAAGAGATGTATTTCATAGTGGTCGAAGATAATCATGGGGAAATGCTTAGATATAATGTATCTAAAGATGTTTACCAGCAAATTGATATAGGTGAGATGTATAGAAGAAAGTAGGGGTAATATTGAGTGGTAAAAGGTGGAACGACGAAGAAGTAAATTTTATTATAGCTAATATTCAGGATGACTTGGAAACTCAATATAATAAATTTACACTTGAATTTGGCAATGAAAGAACATATGTAGCGTTCAGGGAAAAGAGAATGCACATTTTAAGAAAGTATAACATTCAAGATTGCAGGAAAAGAAAATCAGCAAAAAAGAATGAATGGACCGAGGAAGAGAATCTATTTATTAGTGAGCACATAACTGATAAGAATGATGTTTTATATGAGAAATTCGAAAAGAAATTTAAATCAGGCAGAAGTAAAAAGGCTATAGAAATGAGAAAAATTTGGATAAAGAAAGGTTATGTGGAGAATTGTTCAAGTTCAACGAAAAGTATTAAAGCAAAGGAAACAGCATCAAGGGAAAGAATGATACAGTTAGCCAAAATACACAAGAGAAACTCTGCACTAAAAGATTTTAGTTTCTTAGTACCAGAAATAGAATATCTAGTAAGAAGCACAGAAGCAGGAGCAAAGTGGATAGAAGGGAAGTATCTATATATGAATGACCACAGTCTATATTTTAGAACAAAGTATGGATTTATTGAGACACTGCCAAGAAATAGAAATCTAGTAATGATCAAAGAAAAGAATACTAACGAAATGATATGTAAGCATTTGAATTTTGATACAAAAGATAGGGTGTAAGGTGATGCAATGGAGTTAGATGCAAAAGAGTATTTAAAGCAAGTATACAAGATAGACCTAAACATAAAGGCATTAGAAATGGAAATAGAGGAATTAAACGCACTTGCTGAAGGTGGAGCTATTAATTATGAAGAGCGAGTGCAGACCAGTGGAAGAGCATCCACAGAGAGTATAATGTGCATGATAGTAGATAACAAGTCGAAATTGTACGATATGCTTATCAATAAACTAAGGTTAAAGGTAGAGATATCAGATAAGATATATAAGATAGCCGATAGTAAATATTCAGAAATATATCAATCACTGCTATTTAATAGGTATATCTTGTGCATGGAGTGGGACAAGATGGCAGAAGAAATGGGCTACAGCAAAAGAAGATTATTTGAATTACATGGAAACGCACTAGAAGCATTTAGAAAGTGTGATTCTTAAAAAGTCCGCATTTAATCGCACTTGAATATATGTTATTATGTTAATGTGGAAGTATAAAGGAAAGCCAGTAAGTAGCTTCATATAATTTCTAGGGCAAGAACCTTTTATTTCCACCACTAAATTAGGAAGTTACCATAGACCTCCTTGACTTATATATTTTGAAAAGGACATCCGGTTGGGTGTCTTTTTTGCTGTAATAAAAACTACACAATATACACCTAAAAAGAAAGGGGGTGAAATCAATGGCTAGAGGGAATTCAATTGCGCAGAGAGTAAATAGAACACCTGGGTCACGTAGAAGTAGAGGACAGGTAGCTAACAGAAGAAGCGCAGTGCGAAATATTTTTAGAAAAAAATCAACAGGCGGAGCAGGGGGCTAAAACATGAATTCAAGAGTTAAAAATAAGAAATCTCACAGGAAAGTAAATAGACCTCTTCATGATAAAAAGAAGGTAAAGTATGGGGAAAAATAATTTATATTACACTCTTGAAACTGCTTCAAAGATAACAGATAGTGTCCTTGTTGGCTTCAGTGGCGGCAAGGACTCTGTTGTCACCCTAGATTTGTGTATGAAATATTTTAAAAATGTGACGCCTTATTTCATGTATTTAGTTAAGGGATTAGAATTTCAAGAGAAAACAATAAGGTATTATGAAAATAAGTATGACGTTGAAATGCTTAGAGTACCGCACTTTATGTTATCAGACTTCTTACGATACGGCAGTTTTAGAATGCCAGATTTAGATGTCCCGATAATTAAAACAGTAGATCTATATAACTACATGAGAAATGAGACAGGTATTTACTGGATATGTGCGGGTGAAAGAATATCAGATAGTATCGTAAGACGAGCTATGATAAAAAATAGCGGTACTATAGACAGTAAGAGGGGGCGTATATACCCAGTTGCACAATGGAATAAGTCAAATATCATGAGTTATTTAAAAATAAATAAATTGCCATTAAGTCTAGAGAATAAAACTTTAGGCTTTTCTTTTAGGTCATTAATGGGTGAGGATATGATCAAGATAAAGGAATGTTTCCCCGATGACTTTGAAAAAATCAAAAGAGATTTTCCTTTAATTGAGGCATCAATTAAGAAGGAGTTGATTATATGAGTAAAACAGAAAGTTACGAAATGCGAGTAGTTAAGCGAAGTGAAATAAACTTAGCCGACTACAACCCTAGACAGATAGACAAAGAGACCCGCAATAGGTTAAAAAAGGGGTTAAAGAAGTTTGGACTAGTGACCCCGCTACTGGTCAATGGGTCTGACATGACATTGATTTCTGGCCACCAGAGAATTGGTGTTATGGATGAGCTAGAGAAATACCCTGATAATGACTATGAACTTAACGTATCAGTGGTTTATCTTAGTAAAGAGGATGAAATGGCCCTTAACGTACAGATGAATAATACGTCAATGATGGGTGAATTTGATGTGGCAGGGCTAACTAACATGATTGACCTGGGGGCTAATGTATCCGACTTTGGATTTTCCGAATCCGATATAGATATCATGTTCGGTGACAATCCCGACATTGTTGATTTTCTAAGTGATAGTGAAGAAGTTGAAAAGTCGAAAGAAGAGATCCAAAAAGTCAGAGAACATAGACAGGAGATGACAAAAGAACAGAAAGAGCAAAACTCTGCAAGCTATTATTTTATAGTCGTTTGTGCGTCTTCCGGCGAGAAAAAAGAATTGATGAATAAAATGGGTGTTCCTGAATATGAAGAATTTGTAGACAGTAAATACTTAGAACGCTTGAATTAAAAAAGAGCGCCTTAGCACTCTTTAAATAGATCTAGATTTATTAGACCTAAGTCATGCCAGTATTCTAGTAATGACTCATAGTCGTTAATGTCCAGATATTGAATTAAATTGTCATCAACATTGAATAAACGTTGTTGACCATTAATTTTAATAGGCCTAATGTAGCGCAAGTTGTTCAATTTCCACGAATAACCAGTTTTATTTTTTTTAACATCAAAAAGGTTGACGACGGCTATGCAGTATCCACTAACTAGCAGACCTTTTGCAGCTTTTGGCAAATTTTTATTTGCATGAATTAAGAGGTCACCCCTATGCGCAGTTGACCACGATCTAAATTCAGTTTTTTTGTCACCTGAAGCAACAAGATCGGCCCAGTCAGGCCTTAAAGAAATGCATTTCACTTAATAATCACCTCTTCTTTTAACAGTATTATATATTAATATACCACAAACGTGACGTTTTCGCAAGAGTAAAAAATAATTGGTGAAAGAGGGTGAAAATATGCAAAGACCATCTAATAAAAAGCCGAAATTTGATGATATCGTTCAGCCTGAATGGTTAGCCTATGTTTGCTACCTCTACAGGGATGAACATTTAACCGATAAAGGTGCTGCTGAAAGACTGGGCATCGCGCGCAGCACACTCATTAATTGGCGTAAAAAGTCAGATAAATTAAATAATGCTATTAATTTAGGTAAAGAATTAACTGATCAGCAAGTAGAAAACGCCCTATATAAATCAGCTGTATCAGGAAATGTTACAGCTATGATTTTTTGGTTGAAGAATCGAAAGCCAAAAATGTGGTGTGATGTCAATAGAATTGATGTGAACACTGAAAATAAGAAATTTGATGACGTGATAAGCCAGTTAGGTGGTGAGGGACTAGATGAATAAAGATACGATGCCGCTATCACCTAAATATATAGATTTTTGCAACACTGTTACTGGTGTTGATGTTGATATTTTAGAGGGAACAACCGCTTCCGGTAAAACTACAGTTGGTGCAGGTGTAAAATTTATGCGTATGGTGTCTAGATCAAATAAGAAACTCCACATCATAGCAGCTAAAACTACCGGAGTAGCTGAAAAGAACATACTAAACCCAGATTATGGGATTTTAGATATCCATTCTAATGCTGAATACTATGGCAATGGGGACAAGTCTGATAAAATACCGCATATTAAGTTTGAGGGTAAGATAATTTATATCCTAGGTTATGATAATAAAGAGAAGTGGAAAATGGCCCTAGGGGGTCAGTACGGTTGTGTGTATATAGATGAGATTAACACCGCAGATATAGAGTTTTTACGTGAAGTTTCATCGAGAAATGAATACATGATGGGGACATTAAATCCTGATGACCCAAGTTTGCCTGTGTATGATGAATTTATAAACCGGGCAAGACCGTATAAGAAATATAAGGCAGATGTCCCACTTGAAATCATGGAAGACCTAGAAAAAGTAGAGCCAACACCTAAGTGGCGATATTGGTTTTTCACTTTTAATGATAATCTTAGTTTATCCCCTGAGGAGATAGAGAAGAAAAAAAGGTCAGTACCTAAAGGGACCAAACTGTACAAAAATAAGATACTAGGTCTTAGGGGTAGAGCGACAGGGTTGGTATTCCCCAACTTTGATAGACAAGTTCATGTAAAACCAGAGAGGTGGCTTAGAAATAGACTTGACGAAAAGTACTGCAAGGAACATAAAATAAAGCAGTGGAAATTAATACATTTTACGGGCGCATTAGATACATCATATTCAAGTGAAAGCCCGGATACATTCGCCATGAGTTTTCAAGGAATTACTGATACAGGTGTGTTGATATACCTTGAAGAAGAGGTATACAATAACGCTAAGTTAACGCAGCCACTGGCGCCTAGTGACGTAGCGCCTTTATTTTATGAGTTCCTGGAAAGAAATAGGGTAAAGTGGGGATTCAGTCCTGATAACTTTATAGATTCAGCAGACCAGGCCACAATGACCGAAATTAACAAGTTTAGGCGCAGAAACCCAAAGGCATCTGTGTATAGGTTTAATAATGCGTGGAAGAAGATGACCATAATAGATCGTATTCACCTGATGTTAGGTTGGTTAAACCATGATGATGGCCAAGAACCGTATTATTATGTACTTGACCACAACACACACCATATAAGAGAAATGGAAACTTATAGCTGGAAAGAAGATAAATATGAGCCAGAAGACCGCAATGACCACACAATAAATAGTGGCCAGTATGGTTTTATTCCGTATAAATTTAGTATAGGAGAGAGGTGATAAAGTGATAAATATTATAAAAAATAATACTGACATACCAGTTAATTTGACAGAGTTAATCAGTTTTAATAATAACTGTATTAAAAACAGGATCTGGTATAGAGGTGACCCGTCAGAGTTAGAAGAATTCTTTAAGTCGGCTATTAACTCAGATAGTGTAAGCAGGGCTAGATTTTGGGCGTCTGTCCCGGCTAGCGGTACTATAAGAAAATTCCACAGCGGAATATACGCAACTATTATTGACCCTGACTACTATGATAAGGTAGTGGAGGTTGCAATGAAGAATATTAGGTGATTATGAGGGGTTACAGGTTGGAGATTTACAGGATGGAAAAAACCAGATATTGGATAGCTGGGAAGAGATAGCCAAAGACAATAACTTTGATAGTGAACTATTCAGAGACGCGATTACTGATACATTGATTGTTGGTGATGGCGTTTTTAAGTTTTCATACGATAAAGAAGTTTCAGAGCACCCTATTATAGAATTTGTATCAGGTGAGGATCTAGAAATATTAGTAAAAAGAGGTAGACCCGTTGAGTATAGATTCTATAGTCACTACAAAAAAGACAGCAGAAATTATAAGCTTGTTGAGTCCTATAAAAAGGGCGCCATAGAGTATAGACTGGTAGATGAGCACGGTAAGGAAGTGCCAATATCAACCGTTGAGGAGATAAAAGACTTAACAGATGTTACCTGGTCGGGCAACTTCTTTTTGTGTGTGCCACTAAGATTTTATAAGTCCCCTAAAGATAGAAACAGGGGGATGGGAATACTGGACCGTAAAAGTGATAATATAGATGCATTAGACGAGGTAGTCTCACAATGGATAGAAGCCATAAGGGACGGTAAGGTAAAAACTTATATTCCTGAAGCTCTTTTACCTAAGGACCCTGAAACAGGCAGAGTGCTATCACCGAGTTCATTTGACAACAAGTTTATAAAAACGGACACACCTATGAAAGAAGGCCAGCTAGATAAGATAGAACAGGTGCAGGCAATTATTAACTATGACGCCTTTGTAAATACATATGCCAGCCTTTTAGACTTAGTGCTACAAGGGATAGTATCACCATCAACACTTGGAATTGACTTAAAAAAGACAGACAATGCAGAGGCCCAGAGAGAAAAAGAAAAGACCACACTAAAGACTAGGGGTAAGATAGTTGATACTCTTATGGAAGTTATTCCACAGGTTGTTAATACTGCCCTAATCACACAGCAAATTATAGAGAACAAAGGCGTAGGTGTTGTTGTGCCGGATAATGATGTGTCTTTGTTGTTTGGTGAATATGCAAGCCCGTCTTTTGAGGACAGAGTAGATACTACATCTAAGGCAGCTGCTGCCAATATCATGAGTATTGAGAGGCAAGTAGATGAGTTATGGGGCGATAGTTTAACCCCTAAAGAAAAAGAAGAAGAGGTTGAAAGGATAAAAAGCTTAAGAGGGGTAAGCCTTGTTGAAGAAGACCCTGAGGGCGTCCATGATTTAGGTGGTGATCCAATTGAAACGGAGCCGGAAGAAGAATCTAAGAACGAATAGCCAGCCCTGGGATGATATAACTTACATCTACCAGAAGATGGAATTAGACCTAGTCGTGTCTATGAAAAGAAACTTAGTCAAACATAAGCAAGAAGAAATGAAACACGGCTTTAAGTGGGAGCAGTGGCAGGCTGCCAAACTTAGAGATATGGAAAGATTTAGGAAAGAAAATCAAGATATTATAAGTTCCTATGAGCCTGAAATTGAAAAAGTAATACAGACAGCACTGATAAATACCTACGATATGGGGGTTAAATTAGCCACTGACAGCCTCACAGAAGCCGAGCAATTAAATCTTGATAATAATATTAGGATAGCTTTACCAAAACTAACAGAGCCTGTTATAGAGCCTCACAAATTAACACCAAGTGAGTCAGTAACTAAGGAAGAAGTTAAGCAAGCCTTAAAAGAGTTTGAAATGTCCGGTAGAGTAAAAGAAAATGTGTTTTTTAGAATCAATGATGACAAGCTAAAAGCATTGATTAAGGAAACAAAGAAAGCTGTAGCAGACCCAACAAAGGCTATCTTGAGATATCAGGATGACCAATACAGACAGATTATAACCAGGGCCCAGATAGGCTTATCTAATGGCAGTTTAACGCTTGAACAAGCTATAGACCAGGCAACAAGTGATTACCTAAGAGCCGGGATATCTAACATAGAGTATAAAAATGGTAATAGGGTAAATATAGCAGATTATGCCACTATGTGCCTAAGGACATCTAACCATAAGGCTTTTTTACACGGCCAGGGTGCTAAAAGAAGACAAATGGGCGTTACAACAGTTTTAGTGTCGCAACACCTAACCGCATGCCCTTTATGCGTTCCCTGGCAAAACAGGGTCTTAATTGATGATATATTCAGCGGTGGAAGTAAGGAAGATGGACCATATCCACTACTAAGTGAAGCGGTTGACGAGGGGCTATTACACGTTAATTGCCAGCACAACCTAAATACCTTTTATCCTGGAATAAGCACAATACCCCTAACACTTGACCCTGACAAAGTAGACGAGGCTTACAAAGAAACTCAAAAACAAAGACGTATACAGAGGGATATTAGGCGTCAAAAAAGAGTAGTAGCAGGCACAACAGATTCAACTAACTTCAATAATGAAAAAAGAAAACTAGAAGCCTTAGAAAGAGAATCTATATAACGGATTTTAGCTAAAATTCGACGTATAAATATTTATATGACGGAAAAAGGCTAAAATTCGTCGTATAAAATATGAGAGGAGAAAAATAATGGATTACATTGAAAGAATGGAACAGGAATTAAAAGAATTGACAGAAAAGGGAACGAAATTAGATAAGGCAATTAGGGAATTAGAGGGGCTAAGTGCTGATGAATTAGGCCTAATGTATGTCCAGCTATATTCTATGAATAGCTATGCCGATATATTAAGTAGGAGAATTGAACTGGCTAAAGAGTTGAAAAAGAAGAATTAAATAAATATCTATACCCTAGCACCTTAACAGGTAATTGATTGTGTGGAAAGCAATCCTTATGTTAGGGTTTCCTATAGATAATAAATTTAGCATGTAGACAGCTGACTTTTTATTTAAAAGAGGCCCTATATGTGGGTGCATGGTCTTAAAAGGGCTATGCACTATAAATTAATATAATTGACCTAGACAAGTCATTAAAAGGTCTATTTTTAATGCAATAAAGTACTCAAGGCCAAGAGAATAAAAGGGCCAACTACATACTGGTACCGGCCAGAATAAAAAGGAGAGTAGATAATATGAAATGGTTAGAAGAAATATTGAAAGATGTTGAGGGTAAGGATGACATCATAAAAAATATCAAAAAAGGTATTGGTGAAAACTTTGTATCCAAGGCGGATTTCAATACAAAAAATGAGGCGGTTAAGACTCTAGAAAAACAAATAAGCGAGAGAGACGAACAGCTAGAAACCCTTAAGAACTCTAAGGAAGATACGGAGACCCTAAAGGCTACGATTGAAACCTTACAGAAAGAGAATAAGACTAATGCAGAACAGTACCAGGCAGATTTAAAGGCTATGACTTTGGACACTGCTATTAAGCTTGCCATAGCAGGTAAGGTTCATGATGAAAACTTAGTTACTGGGCTATTTAACAAAGAGGCTTTAATCGTAGGTGAAGATGGTAACATCATAGGCTTGGATGAGCAGTTAAAGGGTCTACAAAAGGACAAGGGCTTTTTATTTAAAGAAGCTGGAGACCCAGATGATTCTAATACTGGTGGCATAGACTTCAAGTTTGGGGCAGGTAAGAACGAACCTAAGCTGACTGAACAGGCCTTAAATGAGGCTTTTGGCCTACCATCTGAGAAGTAGAGAGGAGAATTAGACAATGAGTTATAATTATGCAGAAAGATTTGAAAGACAGATTGAGAATAAATACAAGCACGGATTAACAAGTGCTGACATGGCGGCGAATAAAAAGTATAAGTTTATCGACGCACAGACAATTAAGATTCCAACAATAGCCCTATCAGGATATAAGGACCATAAGAGAAATGGTGACGTGAATAAGGGTACAATCACTAATGACTGGACACCTTATAAGCTGACTCATGACAGAGACATAGAGTTCTATGTTGATGAGATGGATGTTGATGAAACTAACCAGGTGCTAAGTGCTGGAAACATAACATCAGCTTTCATGGAAGACCAGGCTATTCCTGAAACGGATGCATACAGGTATTCTAAGCTATATGCAGACGCTAAGACGCATGGCGCTAAGATAGACAATACTGTACTTACAGTCAACAACATCTTAGAAGTGTTTGACAAGGCAATGGAGTATATGGATGAAGCAGGTGTACCATCTGAGGGTAGAAAGATGAAGGTAACACCAGCAGTATACAGGATGCTTAAAAATGCTGAAAAGATTCAGAGGACATTAGAGGTAACTGGCAGCACAGATATCAATAGAAATGTTAGAAGCTTAGATGAGGTGGAAATAACAAAGGTGCCATCAGATAGATTTAAGACTGTCTATGATTTTGCTGATGGATTCAAGCCTGGTAGTTCAGCTAAGCAGATGCATATGATCATATACCACACATCAGCTATAATCGCACCAATTAAGGTTCAGGATGTGTATTTGTGGCCTAAGGGGTCTACACCTCGTGCTGCTTTCGGTTGGTTATATCAGAATAGGTCATTCCAGGATACATTCCTTATCAAGCAGAAGAAGGAAGGTATCTACATAGTATCTGAAGCAGAATAGGGGGTAAATCATGTACGCAGTAAAGGGAAATAGAGAATATAAGATTGATGAAGTCGAAAAGGATACCTATATAGCTAATGGGTATTCAATTTATTCTGATGAATTAGAGCTTGTGGAAGCTCCAGGAGACTGTACATCAGAGGTAGAAAAGCTTAAGGCTGAAAATAAGAAGCTTAAGGCTGAAAATACCAAGCTAAAGAATAAGCTAAAAGGCACACAGGGTCAGTCAGAAGATAATCAGGAATCAGAGGGGCAGTAATTTTTATTGCCCCTTTATTTTAAGGTAGGTGATAAAGATGTATGCCACAATAGATGATTACGTTAGATTAGGATATGAGGAATTAGATGATAAAACAGAAGTTTACCTGGAAAGGGCATCTAGACAGGTCAACATAATATGTTTTGGTCGTATAAATGGCTATGGATTTAGCAATCTTACGGACCACCAAAAGTCACTAATTAAAGAGGCTGTTTGTGCACACGCAAAATTCTTATATGACTATAAGGACTACTTATCCATCCCACTTAATAGTTTTTCGATATCAAAAACATCAATGAATTTTGGTGATATTGGGGTCAGCATTAGTGGTATTAGGACTTCAAAAGAAGTCGTGGAATACCTGAGAGGAACAGGCTTGACCTGTAGGGTGCTAAGATGATAGATAAATTTCCAAAACCACCTAGTATTATGATGAATACCGATATTGAGATAATACAAGAAATAGATGGTGAGGATGGCGTCACAGAGGCTTTAGTATATAAGGGTAAGTGTTACTATGAGGAAGCTATAAGACGCGTTCTAGACGAAAATAGACAGGTTATAGAACTATCAGGGCTTGCCATTGTATACACTAACTTAGTCTTTAACAAGGCTTTCATCAGAATTGATGGGAAGACCAGGACTATTTACAGAACATCTAGACCGAGAAATCCTGATGGCTCTGTTTATTCAACTGAAATGGAGTTGATTTAATGACTAAGGTAGAAGTAAGTATAACCCTAAATCAAGAGGTTATAGATAAGATTAAATCAGCGACAACACCCACACTAGAAATGACTATGGATGCCTTGGCTACTGAAATAGAGAGTAAACAGGTAGTGCCATTTAGAGATGGTATATTAAAAGACTCTGAACATCATGGAGTAGTAGACAATGAAGGTTACATATCGTGGGATACCCCTTATGCTAGACGATTATATTACCACCCTGAATATAATTTTAGTAAGGATAAGCACATCAATGCCAGAGGCTTATGGTGTGACTACTGGCAATACGGAGATGGTAGAAAATGGTTGGCTAATACAGTGGGAATCTTCTTGAAAATGAATTCAGGGGGTGTGATTAAGTGATAACAGCTTCTAATGTAAAAGATTATCTAAAAAGCAAGATAGACGGTGTGGACCGTTGGTACAGCGGTTCCCTAAGAAGCAATGATGTAAAAAGTATTTGTGTGTATTCTAAACCATCTATGGGCACTAATAAGGTGTGCGTAGGCGGATTAGAAAATACAAGCACCTTTATACAAGGCTATTCAGTCTTGGTGCATTGGACGAAAAATACCATTGAGACAGAGCTAAAATCAATGGAAGTTTACAATGCTTTATGGGGACAGAATCCAGTTATAAACGGGCACCGAGTTATTAAAATCGATTTAAGAGACGCAAACCCAATAGGGTTAGGAGTTGATGACAACGGGATTTATGAATACGTAATCAACTTCGATATATTATATGAAAGGTAGGTAAAATATGCCTAAGAATAATGGACTAGCTGGAGTTTATCCAGTATACAAGATAAAATTTAAAGTCGGCATTAAAGGAACAAAGTCACAGGCTGCCGACATGAAGGTAGTTAAGGACCTTGAAACTTTTTCGCTATCTATTGATGGCAACGTGGAAGAGTGGACACCAATGGATACGGACGGATGGGTAAGGCGCCTTATGACAGGTAAGGGCTTTAGTATATCCCTAAACGGTAAGAGGCATGTGGGTGATGATGGTAACGACTATGTGGCTGACGTAGCGTGGAAGGATGGACTTGACTGCTCTACAAAGGCAGAAATTGAGTTCCCTAACGGATCTAAGTTAGCTTTTGACGCGATAATTGACGTTAAGAATGTAGAGGGTGCAGATTCAACAAATGTTGCACCGCTTGAATTTGACCTAATGAGTGATGGAAAGCCACAGTTTACACCAGCACCACAGGCTTAATTAAACAGGCCTTAGCGGTCATAATTTTATAAATTATTGTATGTGAGGGTCATGGTATGTGTGGCCCTCTTTATTTTAAGATAGGAGATTTATATATGGCTAAACAGTTTTATGATATATCAAGCAAGTTGACTAGGCAAAAGCCAGTAATTAAGTTTGAAGAGGGTAAGGAATTTAAAGTAAATAGTTCTCTTAAGGGGGCTATTGCTATCCAGGGAATATCCGAGAATGAAAAAGATAACTTAAAATTGCTAAGAGAAATCGTGTCTATAGGCATAGGGGTTGAGGGGCTTGAATATGTAGAGTCGCAGGATTTCACAATCCCAGACTTACAGGCTATAGTAGAGGCGATATCTAACGCAATGATGGGTCTTGATGATGAAGAGGGGGAGCCTCAGGAAAAAAAGTTAGATGGTACGACCTTGTAGAGGATTGGGACCTGATAGAGGCTTCATTCGTGACACAGTATGGTATTAGGCTTAGAGAGACAGATATGCAGTGGGATGAGTTTTGTACACTACTTAGTGGAATTATGCCAAAGACCCCACTGGGCCAAGTCGTATCCATAAGGTCAGAAGAAGACAAGGAAACATTAAAGACTTTTAATGAACACCAAAGAAAAATAAGACAAGACTGGAGAAGTAAGCAAGCCAGATTAAGGTCAGAAGAAGAAAACGAATTGATGATGAAGAAACTAGAACATATGTTTGAAAAAGCATTTGGGTAGATATAGGCAGCAATAGAAAGTGAGGTGATTGGTATGTCAGATAGCGTGGGTACAGTAAAGCTTGGAGTTGAGTTAGACGCAGATATTTCTGGATCACTTAGCAAAGTGACCGACTCAATAGCTGAGAAGATAAAGTCCATGTTTGAAACTCCAGAAGGGGCTACTAAGATGGGTGAAGCTTTTGCCAAGAGCATGGAACAGTCTACAGCTAAGATGGATAAAATCATGGAAAAAGTTGATACTGGCATGGAACAGACAGTGACTAAGGTTGATGTGGCACTACAGAAGATGATTGGTGGCATTAGTAAGGCCGTTGATATCCTTATGGAAAAGCTAAAAGCACTAAACACTCAGCAGATAAACCCTGGACAGGATGTCATACCTAATATCAGTGATAAGGTAAGCATACCACAACCGAGAGCACCACCGATTAAGACAAATATTAAGGCGGACATACAATATTACCAGGAACAGATAGCCCTGATTAAAGAGACTATTAACCTACAAGAATCCGCAGCGGATAGGCACATTAAGAAAATTAAAGAGTTAGAGGCCGAATATAAAAAGGCTGCAACATCAATGAAAAGTGTTGGTGGACAGATTAAAGAAGTATTTGACCCTAACACAGCTAGTGCCAAAAAATTAGCTGGTGAGATTGCCAAAGAGAATCAGGCAGTAGATAAGATAGGAATAAGTGTAGGTAACTTAAATTCTAAGCTGAGCCAGACAGAAAGACATATGAAGATGTTACAAGATAATGCTAATAGTGCTACTTCAGGAGTAACTAAAGCCGTATCTAAAACAAATTCACGTCTAAAAAGTATCACTAACAGGACTTTTAGAGGCATGAGGTCGGCTATGATGTTGCCGTTTAAACCGACCATCAACGGCTTTAAAAGACTAGGTAGGGCAGCCCAAAACGCAGGAGAGAGAGGCAGCAAAAGTCTAGGAACATTAGATAAGTCATTTTGGAGAGTATTCAGGCGATTATTTATAATCGGCACAATATCTAAAATGCTAAGAGGCCTTACAGGGTATATAGGTGATGCCTTAATGGCCAATGAAAGATATAGGGCTTCACTGGACACTGTAAAATTAAACCTTGCAGCTGCTTTCCAACCAATCATGGATATCATGATTCCGGCTTTGGTAAATTTGATGTCTTGGCTGGCTAAGGCAACTGGATATATGGCGGCTTTTATAGCCACAATGTTTGGGACAACTTATAAGGCTAGTGTTCAAGGGGCTAAGCAATTAAATACCCAGACGGCAGCCTACAAAGAAATGAGTAAGCAGTCGCAAAAGACTGCCAATAAAGTGAAAAAATCAGCTAAGGAAATGATAGGATCCTTGGCAGGATTTGACGAGATCAATACGATTAATTTGAAATCAGATGTTGAAGATGTTAAATCGGGAGAGAGTGACGCACCTAGTTGGGTTAATGCTGCCACTACTGAAATCGGTGATACATCTGCATTTGATAAATTTAAGAAGATACTGGATGGTATATTTAAGCCATTTAAGGAGTCTTGGGCAAATGAAGGTCAAAATACAGTAAATGCCTTTAAATATGCCATGGGTGAAATATCTGAACTTGCAAAATCAGTAGGTAGATCTTTGTATGAAGTGTGGACCAATGGCACTGGTACCCAAATGTTAGATTCCATACAACGCTTATTGCAGAATATATTACTACTAATAGGTGATATAGCTAAGTCGTTTAGGTTAGCATGGGATGACGAGGGCAGAGGTACACAAATTATCCAAAATATAGCTGATGGAATAATTAATACTATTCAGTTATTTGGAAGTATAACAAATAGTATACGAGAGGTATGGGGGACTGTTGGTGATGAAATAGCTGTCAACTGCCTTGATATCCTGGGTAATGTAACGCATCTGTTTTCACAAATACCAAAGACTTTTAAAGAGTCTTGGGAAAAGAACCAGATAGGCACAGAATTCCTACAGCATATAGGAGATGGATTCAATAACATACTTGGCCTAATAAATGATGTGACGGGTTCTTTAGATGGTCTATGGGCTAAGTTTGGCCCATCTATCACTGATACGGTCATGCAGTGCCTAAATGCCACATCTGGGCTATTTGAGTCTATGACAATAGGCTTTAGAGGTGTTTGGGATAATGGCGGAAATCATCTATTTGAGTCAATAGGAAGACTTGCCACAAGACTATTTGAGTTGGCCGGGCGTATATATTCTGAATTTATAGCCCCGGTAGCGGGAAAGTTTTTAGAGATTCTAGGGCCCGCAATTGGTAAGGTGCTAGATATAATAGCTTCACTGCTAGATAAATTTAGTGAACTTATTGAATGGATCCTACAAGAAGGTAATCCAGCTTTTGATTTGTTGTGTGGTGCATTAGCAGGTGCAGGAGCAGCCCTGTTAACATATAAGGGTTATCTACTAGCAACGAGTATTGCACAAGCAGGCTTAGGAACGATTTTATCAACAAATTTAGCCCCAGCAATAGGGCTAGTTACAAAGGCATTCGCTTTTATCTGTTCACCTATAGGTGCTGTTACACTTGCTATTGGTGCTGCGGTAGCCATAGCAGTAGTACTGTGGAAGAATTGGGATAAGATAGGTCCTGAAATTAAAAAGATATGGGAAGGTATAAAGAAGGCCTGCATCGACATATTTACTGGCATAGGCAAGTTTATATCCGATACATGGGATAGTATAGTTAAGGGAGTTACCGAGTTTGGCTCTAAGGTCCTAAAAGGCTTAGGTGACCTAGTAATGTCCATATTAAAGGGTGCGTCTGAGTTTATGGCAAAGTTCATCACCTGGTATATCAACCTTTGGGGTGAAATAATCCGACTATGTGGTGAGGGTATATCTAAGGCACTAAAAGCCATAGTAGACTTCTTTGCCAAGTTCCTAACAGCCGGATGTGACCTAGTAAGGCATATCGCCAGGGGTATAGGCAACACAATGAGCAGTGCAGTCACAGCCATGGCCAATGTCGGAAGAAGTATATTCAATGCTATTAAGAGTATTAACCTTTTCAGTATAGGTAAAAATCTAATCATAGGGTTGTGGAACGGTATATCATCTGTCACTGACTGGATTTTAGATAAGCTAGGTGGATTCTGTGACAGGGTAGTTGATACTGTGTGTGACTGGTTTGGCATTCATTCGCCATCAAGAGTATTTAGGGACCAGATAGGTAAGATGATTCCTAAGGGTATGGCTATTGGTATAGAAGCTGAATCCGGTAAGGTTATGGACGCTATGAAAGACTTAATGAATATCCCGGAACTTTACCAACCTGAACTTTCGTTTATGGGAGATACAAAACCTCAACCACCACCAGATAAGGATGGCATTATTAAAGAGATAATAGACCTTATGGGTGGAGATAATGACGATAATCCGCAACCAAAGACCATTAATATAGTCTTAGAGTTAGATGGAGAGGTAATTGGTAAGAAGTCAGTTGAGTATATAGATGACGTGCAAAAACGTACAGGAAAGCCAGTATTTACATAGAGGGGGACTTTATATGATAAATATTAACGGAATTGATATAACTAAGTATGTAAAGCCGTATAAGGTATCGCTACAAGACTTAGATTCGGACTCCTCTGTCAGAAATGTAAAGGGTGAAATGATGAGGGACAGAATTGCGGTTAAGCGAAAGATTGAACTTGAGTTTGGCCCTTTACAAAGTGAAGCGATAAAGGCGATTTTAGGGGCTATTGCGGGGGTATTCTTTAGTGTCACCTTCATAGACCCCCTAGAAGGTCAAATTACTAAGCAGATGTATTGTGGAGATAGAACCGCAGCTTTATATAGTAGTAATACAGAACTTTGGACAGGACTTAAGTTTAATCTTATAGAAAGGTAGGTGATGTGCATGGAGAGTAAGATTATCAAAGAAGCTTTTTCAAAACCAGCAAGGGAGCTTAGGGCAAAAGTGACAATCGGAGATAAAGTATTCACTGATGAACACTTAGAAAGCATAAGAGCCGTAACTGGTCTGTCAGAGAGTAATGATTTTGAAGTAGGAACTGCCTTCATGGCATCAGCTACTATAAAACTGGTAGATAAATATGAAAATTTCAAGGAATCGAATTTTAAGGATAAACTGGCTAAAGTAGAGATTGGGGTTAAAACACCCCAGGACTTTGACTATACATCAATAGGGGAGTTTATCGTGGATTCAGTAGGAAATAATATGAAAAGTTGGGAGTTAAAATGCTATGACAGGATGCATAAGTTTAATGTTAAGTATGATTGCAAATTAACTTTCCCAACATCCCTTAAAAATATAGTGCTGGATATATGTAATATTTGTGGCGTTGAACCATCAGACAACATCAAAAACTCTACGCTACTTGATAGAATTATTAAATTTAAGCCTAACTTTTATGATATGACTGCGAGGGAAGTTTTAGCCCAGGTAGCAGAATTAGTTTGTGCGTGGGCTTATATAGATGTTGATTCCCAGAAATTGGATATAAGCAGCTATGCTGTAGATGATGAAATTAAGATAAATGATGACAACTTAATTTCATTTAAAGAATATAAGAATACAAGTAATTCTGACTGTAAAATTCTTCTGGATAGTGTCAAGATAATCCAAAATGGTGCTGATGACGCAGACTACAACCCCGATAGCCCCAGGAAATTTCATATCGTGGATAACATGTTTATCCAGGGTAACGGTGCAGACTACATTGATAATGCTAAGGAATCCTTTAAATTCAATGAACTATCAGCCCTTTCCATAAAATACAACGGAAACCCAGGACTGAGACCTGCTAGATGCGTTAAGGTAATTAGGGCGGGTAAGGAATATAACTTCCTTCCTTTAGTTCGTAAGCTTACCTATAATGGTGGGTTAGTTGAGGAATGCGAGTGCAAACAGATTAACTATGACCCGGCTAATCGAAGAAAAGAGATTGTCAGACACGTGGAGAAGATAAACGCCCTACTAAAAGTTATGGATAACAAAATCCAATCTAAGGTGGGGACAGAAGATTTTCAAACACTAGTTGAACAGACAAAAGAAGAGATAAAATTACTTGCTAAAAACATTAACTTAGAGGGATATGTTAAGTTCGAGGACCTAAAAAAGCAAAATAAATCAACTGTTATCCATGGCGGTAACATCACTACCGGGGTAATCCAATCAAAAGATGGCGGCTTTGGTATTGATTTGGATAATAAGACTTTTTTCTTAGGGCGTGATTTAGAACATTATGCCCTACTTTTTGACGGTGAAAATCTGAAATTTGGAACTGGTGGGATTAAATCAGACCAGTTTTCAGAGGGACTAAAACAGGAGTTGAAAGGTCAGGATGGACAATCCCAGTATGTTCATACCAGGTATTCTGATAGTGGTGGAGATGTAGGGTCTATGCATATAAATGCGGTGGATGACTCAGGAGAGCCATACAAGTATATAGGATTTGCCATAACTAACTCTAGTGGTGCACCGGCTTTAAAGTCTGCGTATAAGTGGACTAAATATGTTGGTGATGATGGTGCTAATGGAACACCAGGAAAGTCAGGAGCAGATGGAAAGACGCCATATTTTCATGTAGCTTGGGCTGATAGCTCAAATGGTGCCGATGGATTTACAACTCAAGGTGGCACAGACAAGAAATATATGGGGACTTACACCGATTTCATCCTAGAAGATAGTCAGAATTACAGTGATTATACTTGGGTAAGGGTAAAAGGCCAGGATGGAGAATCCTTTAAGTTTAATTTAATATCCAATGGAGATTTTCACAATGATTTTGCCACAAACGAACCTAGTAACGACCCTAACAAATTAAATGAATGGCAAGTCAAAAGTCAAAAAGAAAAGAGTCTTGTTAGAATAACACCTTTTGACGGTCAATACGTAATGAACGTTCTTGCATCCGACACCGATGGAGCGGTAGAAATTAATCAGTACATAGGGTTAAAGAAAAATACAAAGTATTTTATAAAATTTATGGCAACCTCTCTATATATGTCGATGTATTATTATGGAAATGGATATACTCAAGTGGCAAAGGTTGAGGATTCGAATGTAGCTGAGTTTAAAATATATTCGGGAGAATTTACAACCCATGCGGTTAATTCTCATATGATACAATTTGACTGTAGGAAAATTACCCGCATTAGGTGGATTATTCTTTCTGAAAAGCCTATTCCGGATGATGTAGAGTGGTATCCATCGCAATTCGATTTGCAGGGAAAGGATGGAAGTATGGAAGACTTACCACCCGCACTGAAAGCGTGGAATGGTAATGCTACTGAGATATCAGGAAAATATGTATTTACGCCTGAGTTATTTGTGGGTAACGGTTCATATGAAAATAAGACCGGTATTTACATCGGGAAAAATATAAGGGCTAAGTATCACGACAGTTGGCAAGAGATATCAGGAATGGTCGGCATGGAAAATGGAGAAGTGAATTGGATGTTCACACACTCTGGTAATCTTATGATTGGTAGAAAATTTGGCGAAACTATTCAGCTAGGTGCTGATGGTAGGGCCATAATACCTATGATAAAAACAAACATGATTGAAGCTGGTGCGATTACTGCCGAGAAGATAAAGTCTGGTGAGATTACAACTGACTTCTTATATCCTGGTACAAGTGAAAGAATTATTCTAGAGCGTGGATATTCTCCCGGATCCAATGACTGTAAGTCAATTGACGCCAACGGGAGTGCTATTAGACTAAAAGTTAATTCAGGAACATATATAGCCATGAGAAGTTCCGGTGGTGTTGGAATGTATTCCGGTGGTGATTTGTTCTTCAATTTTAACCCTAATGAGGAGTGGATATATAACGGTGGAGAACGTGCCGGAAGTGGAGTTTTAAGCTTATACGACGCCCGTGTAACTATGGGGTGGCTGCAATACTATATATACTCTGTTAGGTCAGATAGACGTGTCAAGGATAATATCAAATACGTTGAAGATGGACCGGGGGACATAAATAAATCTAATATATTTGATTTTGTAAAAACGATAAATTTGGCAACATATCAATATAAGAAGTTTAGCGGAAGTAATTTATCTATGATAGCCCAGGATGTTCAACGATTTAGATTCATTCAAGATTATTTGGTAGTAAAAGACTCTGATGGGCTATTATCAATCAATATGGGTAATTACACATCTATGCTTCACGTTGCCTTACAAGAGGAAATTAAAAAGCGTGAGACTCTGGAAGACAGGGTTGGTAAGCTAGAAGAAGAATTGGCCGAAATTAAGAAATTACTTAGGGAGAAGGTGAAATAAGTGCTTAAGGGATTATACAGACATTATCTATCCCCGGATAGCTTTGTAGACCAGGTATTTGTCGTAAATGCAGGTGAATCTGCACGAGGCGTTAGGTTTATCTTAAACGATTTTAAAAACTTATCTGACTTAAAATTTAGAAATGTTATTAAAATTAACGATGAAATATTTGAGAATGAACAGGTGTTTTTTGATAAAGAAAATGCCTACGTGGATGTTATATTTCCATGCCTAAATAAAGGGGAATATCTAACCGAACTAGCCATAATAGATGGGGGTAAAAAACTTCTATCAGGAATCTTCAGCATTAATTATGTTGAAAGCTTGATAGATGTTGAATTAGACAATCTAAAAAAGATTAGTGCTACAGACCTTTTCGAGTCTCTTATAAATGCAGAGAATAAAATAAAAGAGCTTGTAGAAAAGACTAAGGGATTAGATAAAGTTGTCGATAAGTCATATATCCACAATCAGCAGGTGGCCAGCGATACTTGGACAGTCCAGCATAATCTAGGTAAGTATCCGGCTGTATCGGTTGCAGACACCGGCAATAATGAGGTTTATGGGGATGTAAGACATATAAATGAAAATACAGTAGAATTGAAATTTAGCCATCCTTTTTCGGGAGTGGCTTTTTTTAATTAATAAATTTTGAAAGGGGTAAAATATGAATTTACTTACAAACTTAAGGGCAAACCAAAATCAGCTACTAGAAGCAGTGCTTCACTCAGTAGCAGTAGAACCTAGCCAGGCTGTAGCTGGGCAGGTATACTACAATACCAAGGATAAGAGGGCCTATGTTTATACAGGGGCTGTGTGGATGGCTATGGACGCAAAGGACGCTTCACCTACAGCAGTCAGCATAGTTAAGACTATAAATGACGGTGATAGCCTAATTAATATCGACAAAATCAAGGACCTAGCAGACAAGCTAAAGGCTGCCAATATAGTAGCCGTGATTAATGGTGGCTCTGAAAATATCAACGCAGATAGGATAAATGGCATAGCCGGGGCAATTACGGCAGGGGATATAGTTACCAAAATCAATGAGGGTAATTCCAAAATCAGCACATCTAAAATTGATGGACTGGATAACAAGCTAAAGATTGAGACTATCATACAGGCCCTAATAGCTAGTAATAAGACTATACCAACTAGCAAGATTACAGGTCTAGATAATACCCTTGCGGCTAAAATAACAGACGCACAGGCACAAGCTAAGGCAGACACAGCCTTACAGCAGGCTAAGGCCTTTGCTACACAGGAAATTAACAAATTGGTAAATGGTGCAAGTTCAGCTTATGACACATTTAAAGAGATAGAAGAGTTACTAAAGAATAACGATAACTTAACTACAGTTTTAAAGAAAGGTATAGCGGGCAAGACTGGTAAGGTAGCAAAAGAGATAGGCAATGGCACAGCGACCGAATTTACAGTTAATCACAACTTAAATACCCAGGATGTGGTTGTTATGGTAAGTGAGAATAAGGCACCTTTTGCACAGGTGATAGTAGATGTAGAAGTTACAGACGTTAATAACATCAAGGTGAAGTTTGCTAAGCCACCTAAGGCAAATGAATATAAAGTAGTTATAGTAGGATAAGGAGAGTAGACAATGAAAGTTTTAGGACTAATAGAGAAGGATTTAGATGTAGTTAGTAAAGAGTATGTAGATAATAAAATTAAAAATTATGCTAGTGCAGAAGATGTCAATGAAATTAAGACCTCACTTGAGGGAGTTGATGATTTTTTAAAATCAATTAATAAAAACTTAGGGGGTAACTAAATGATTAAAGATGAACTAAAAAAAATAAATGAGACAGTGAATAAAGTTGATGTCTCTTTAAAAAATATAGTTCCCAAAACACAGGGACAAAAAGACGCAGGATACTCACTTGTAAATCTATCTAACTTAGTACCCGACTCCAACCTCAGGTCCGAAGCTGACGAACACGGACTTTTCATATATAGTTTTTTAGAAGGGGAAAATGACAACAGTTCTATACTGGATAGGGTCAATTCACTTTCTGAACACCTAATGCCTTATCTATGGATTACCATGCCTGTGGTAGAAAAATTGGCAGAAAGATGTTCAAAATGGCAAGCTGGTGCAAACTTGAATAGCCTTAGTGAATCTGATGGACTGCTTACTAAAGTTGCTATCGGGCTATTAACTGCTCGTACTGGTGGTTCTGTAAATATATTCGGACATCAACTAAGATATGAAAAAGTAAGTGGGGATATTAAAGAGGTAACTAAATTTACCAGTAATGAGGTTACTTTAGCCAACTCAACTACCCCGTATAATAACCTAAAAGACTACACAATATATGTTGTAAGCGGTACAAATACAGGCATATATTGTAAGTCACATACTACCGGAAATAATGGCAACGCGGTATTTGTTGAGTGCAACCCAACGGATATTTTAACTAAAATAGGAAATTTAAAAACATACTAAAACAACTAAAATAAAAGGAGATTAACAATGACAGTATTTGAATTTTTAAAATCTTGTGTTCAGACTCAGGAAAGCAAAATATTATTTGTGCTAACTATTATAGCTATAGCTATGATAATTGATTTTATAACTGGTACTATTGCAGCATATGTAAATCCTGAAATTCAGTTTAAATCAAAAGCTGGTATTAATGGAATATTAAGAAAGATAGCCAGTATGCTACTTTTGATAGTTTTCTTACCAGTAAGTATTTTAATTTTAGGTGATGCTGGAATAGCACTAGTCTATACCTTGTATTTGGGATATTTAATGATGGAAGTAAAATCAATAATCGAAAATGTGGGTAAAAATGGCACTGATACTAGCCTATTTACGCATTTAATAAATAAGATATCTAATGGAAAATTAGAAGAAAATAAATAAAATGTTTAACTTGAGGTGGTCTTTATGGCCACCTTTTTATTTTAAGAAAGCGAGGTAAAAGGAATGAAGATATTCTTAAGTGTAGGTCATTCGATTTTAAAAGGTGGGGGTTGTACTTCCGCAAGTGGATATACGCACGAGTATAGATATAATAAGGAGCTAGCCCCTTATGTGAAAAGGGCCTTAGAGTCGCTAGGTCATTCGTGTGACGTGATAGTTTGCCCTGAGGGCGTATTTACCAACTGGAAGCAGGAAGCTTCATATAAATTGCCTATTGCCAACAGTGGCAAGTACGATTTAGTGTGTGAACTACACCTAAACGCCTTTGATGGCCAGAAACAAGGTTCAGAGGTATTATATTACCCAGGAGATAGAAAAGGACAGGAGATAGCTACTAGAGGGTCTAGTGCCTTGTCTAAATTGGGCTTTAAAAATAGAGGCCCTAAATCAAGAGGAGACCTATATATCATTGGCAGTACTAGACCTACAGCCGTGCTATTTGAAAGCTTTTTCTGTGATAATAAACACGATTCAGACTTAGCCAAGAAGTTGGGATTTAAGAAGATAGCCGAGGCGATAGCATATGGACTTACTGGCCAAGTAGTAGATAGTGATGTAGAAGAAGTTGAGCAGACTACTCAAAAGGTAGTACCTAAGTCAGGATGGATACAGGAAAATGGCAAGTGGTACTATTACGATAAGAATAAAAGAAGGACAGGTTGGCTAAAGTCAGGTAAGCAGTGGTTTTATCTACATCCAGATGAAGATGGCGAGATGGCTACAGGATGGCTAAAATACAATAATCATTGGTTTTACTTCAACTCTAAGGGCTATATGGTCACTGGTAAGCAGGTCATTGATGGCAAGACTTATGAATTTGATAACAATGGCTATTGGATAAAATAGGCATTAAAATAGGGGGCTTAATTGGCCCCCTTATTTTACTTTTCAGCTATTCTCATGATTATCTCATCCATAGCTGAGTTGTAGTATAGTGTGTTTTCAATTAAATCTTCAAGCGTGTCATCGGCTTCCAGCTCTTTAGAAGCTTCTTCAATTTCAGATACCAGCTTATCTTCTAGCATTTCCCACTTTTTTTCATCCATATTATCATAATTTGACTTCTTGCTTTCAATAAATTTTCTTACTACCTTTGTGATTAGATTTGTCATTTTCTTAGTCTCCTTTTTTTACTTATATTTTTGAGGTCCTTACCTCTTTCTTTAATTATATTATATAACAACGTGACGATAACGTCAACACTTTTTACAAATATTTTTTATTTTTTCTACTTTTTTATCTCAAATATCTTCTGATAGATAGGGTCTTCGATCTCAACATCCTCTCCCTTACGCTGCCACATATCGACAGAAGCCCTATCAAAATCACTATGTAGCCATTCTTTTATATAGTCAACATCAATGCTTTGGAATTCCTTTTTAACTGCATTCTTGCTAACATTCCTGAAGAATGCATTGTCAAAACTATCTGTTATGCACTGGCCATTCTTTTCAGCCACTATAGTGATGTAGTAGTAGGATTCATTGACTTCCTCATTAGCCTCAATAGTTATTTTCTCACCATCAAAACTTGCAATTACGGCAGGGAATTCTTGAGATAGTCCCATCTCTCTAACCCATGTTATTGGAAGAATAACACGAGCCGAAACATTCCCAGCTCCTGACTTATTATAACTTATTTTTAAATCTCTTTTTTCTTGGATATTGTTCATTTTGTATT